TTTACACCATCTTCAACGAGACTTTGTGCAATCTTGCCCATAGGAGTACTAAGAAGCTCAATTGCACCAACGACAGCATCACCGTCCCAGTGAATCTCAGTCACAATATGGGATGCATTCTGAAGATTGACAACAGAAGCAGTTGGGTGGTCAAGCTCACCTAGGGCTCGGCGCTCGCGCACAAACTTTTGATAATTCTCAATCTCACGCTCTAGTACATTGCGTGGATAGATGCGACCATTCTGGTTTACAGCGTCTGCACGTTGCATAATGCCACGCAAAACAACTTTACCTCCGTTTAAATCACGGTTCTCCTTAAGTGTTTTTACATCAATCTCAAGGGGTTGGAAGGTGGTGAGGAGTTTTTTCTCGTTCATCGCTGTTCCTCATTTGTCGCCTCGGCAATAAGCTTGAGGTACAGCAAGCCGAGGCCTACCGTCTCATCATTCACTTCATCAATATTCTGAGCTAGAATAGCATTCTTTGATTCGTCTACACGACCAACGAAGTAATCTGTTTTTTCTGCCATAGAACGACAAGAATCAAGACATTTAAGTGCTTCAGACTTAATGAAGCGAATGCGTTCTAAAAGAGCATTTGGATTTTTAGCGAGAACGTACTCACGCAAAAGAGACTTCTGATCCTTCGTAAGTGCGCGACCCCATTTATCTTCTAGTTTACGCGACATAATGGCAATAAGAGCACGACGCTCTCCAGTGCTCATTTTATCACTCGGATCTTCCTCAAGAACGAGCCCTGGAGATGCTGGAGACGTGAGATGCTCCATAAGCTGATCTTCATACTGTGCAATACGTCCAAGATCTTTGTCGTTAGAACGCCAATCAGATAACAGCGTGCCAATCGTAGACAAGAGACGATAACTTTGGTGTTGGTCTTCGTAAAGAGACCCACTTTGATCAATCTCACGCTCGATACGCGCAATCAGATTTGTTTTCTCAGCATGTAGCTTGACAACATCCAAACTATTCGAAGCTGAACGGGCTTCTGTGAGAATATGAGCAGCAACAGCCGGAGATGACACTTTAGTCAGGTATAGTGATCTTGCTAAACGCAGCTCACGATGTAGTTCGCTGCCAGGCGCAAAGGCCTCCTTGATAAGAGCAACAACTTGGCGTGCGCCATCATTATCACCCGCTATCACACGTCTTGAAGCTTCTTTAGTTAAAAGCTCAAAGACTAACAACGCATTACGCTTCTTAGAGGCTCTTCGTTTAGCCATTGACCTTCCGCTAAGTAGTCACCTTTCCGTCACCGTCTTCAACGACATATAAGTCAAAATCGAGAGGATCTTCTTTTTCCTCGATACGTGGGGTAGTAACGTATCGTTCGGTCAGAACCTTAGCAGCATTTTGACTGTCCCAGTCAGTTGAGTTTGGTACAGACGTATTCTTCATTTCCGCAAACTTGTTGAGCATGCGAAGTTCTGCCAAACCAAAGATAGGTTTGACTGTGATGTGAGTCTTTTCAGGATCTGTGTCAGCATTTTGTGCATGCATATCCTCAACAGTCTCTTTATAGAGATCCTCAAAGGCCTCACGTAGATTTTGTTCAGGGATAGTAGGTACGGCGGTCGCACCAGAGACTGCACGATCATTAATGGTTGGGAAACGAGTCTTTCGACGTTGATTGCGACGTCGATTAACCAATGTTGTCCTGAGAGCTGGGGCAATTTTGACGGGGCTTTCATCTTCCTTGAGACCAGAAATGACATCACCTTGCCCACGATTGTCATCTGCAGCAGTCTCAAGCTCAGGCTCACCACCAGCATCAGGTGTAGGAGTTTCCTCAGCACCGCCACCGCCGCTTTCATTCCCTGAATCAGCAAGAGCGCTAGCAGCTTCCAAAGCTCCTTTAGCACGAGCATCATCAAGTCGCTCTCTACGAATCTGCAAGATCTCCTGATCGTTAAGCCCAATCACGTTTTTAAACATCCAACGTTCGCTCATAAGCGATGTCTCACCAATGATAGGTGCGGTACCAGCAATCTCAAAACGTAGCCTCAACAAATCAAGCTTCTGTTGTTGAGCAATAGTAGATGGATTGCTCAAACGGATTTCAAAATTAGTAAGATCGTCACCACGGAAGCCGGCAGCATACAAATGAATCATCGCAATCTTGTTAAGTTCGCTGACCAATGTTCGCTGAATCATGTTGACAGTACGGGAAAATCTTATATCCACCTGGGCGAGACCGCTACTTCCTGGTATAGCATCATTGTATCCAAGATAGGCAGCCGGAACCTTAAGAGCAGCGATGAGTTGTTTCTTGATATACTCGACATCCTCAACGTGTGCGGCATTGTTACCAGCCGGTAACGTGTCAATCTTGGTGCTTGTTTCGCCACCGCGTGTTGGAACCCAGAAATCATCTTCGATGGAGACCGGTGCGTATCGCATATCCATCTTACCTGTGTTGCGATCAATGACGCCCTGACTACGAAGCGCGACCTTCGCCTGTTCCATATAGTTCGGAATCTCATCCGGAGCTTGACCCGCGACATCAATGTAGAACACACGACGATCGACTGCACGAGTGACGCGATATACAAGCATTGCATCCTCAATCATGACAAGCTGACGCCATGTACGACGAGCACCATCGATCATCGAAGATCCATATGGGAGAAACATATCATTGCCAAGTAATCGAAAGTGTGCAACCTCCCAATTCTCGAGTGTACGATTTCCGATATTTGTCCACCTGAAACGGAAGGCAAGCGGATCATTTGGATCGTATCCTTCCTCTCGTACTAGCTCATTGACCGCAATTGGCATAACATTGATGACGCCATATTCGGGCGAAACGTCAATATACAGGTAGAAGTCGCCGTATTTACAGTTCCCGAGTACTACCCCAGATGAATTTAGATCACCATTCGACTTTCGACTCAGTACTGCGAAATTATGTCTGTCATGCTCGCCGTTCGGCCCAAGCACCTCCATACAATACACATCATCGGTCTCAATCAGTTTTTCGACACGGTCAACCTTGTGGTTCTTGACCTTTCTCTTCGACTCGCTGATCTTCAAGGCCTTCTGGAAGCGTTTATCCGAGGCGACCCTAGGATCGGACCACATCGCCTTCATTCCCGCGGAACGAACAACGTTGTGCTCCTTGTGAAGCTCGGAGGCGTTGTAAGCAGACCACGTGGGGAGTGTACCGTCGGCGAGACGCTTCTTTGTCTGTGTACGCGCGGCTTCACGGTGCTCGTCGGAACGTAGCCAACGGTCGATACCTGCCATGCGCTTCGCCGTAACCTCAGGTGTGTGTAGCTTCTCGATGGCAAACTGACGATGAAGCTCCATGTGTTCCGCTTCATCCATCCTCACGAGGTTTGATGGAGAGTTATTGAGCTTGACGAAGTCCTTGTGGTGGGTGACTCGATGCCTGCCTGATTTGAGTGGAACCTCAGGCAAAATTTCAGCGACGCGACAGTGGGTGTAGACGTATCGGTTCGAACCCGGATCGTACACTTGCTCGTACCCATCAGCACGAGCTCCTTTGCTTCGATCGCTAACCTTCCTATAAAACGGCATCAAGCTATCGCCAGGCCGTAGATCATTCGCCGCCTTCTTGCTGCCGTCACGCATCACCCAATCATGATCCGGTGTGCAGTCCACATGTGTACCATCATCAAGGTGAACACGGACAAGATTGCTATTCGAGCGTGTAAGCCCGCACCAATTGACCCTTCCAGGTACCGAGCGATGCGTCTCATCTTGAACGCTGTAAACCCAGTTCTCCTTGCCTTCCTTGTGCTCCTTCGCTAGTTGCTCGATTGTTATGTTCCTGCCATCCAACAGTGGGATCACTGTGTCTCTCCGCACAGGAAGATTTCGTGTCCAAGGTCGGATGTTAAACTCAGCATTGAGCGTGTTATAAAACAGCTCCTCGAGACTCTCTTTGATTGCCGGTTTATCAGAGTGAACGTGGAGTGTGCGACCATTGGCATCCTGTGCAACGGCCTCATCGGCATAGATGTCTAGCGCCGCATTGACAAGCGCATATTGATCCATCTCGTTGTAATCATTGAGACGAGCAGAACGTTCTTGATGGTTATAAGCACCAGCACCCGCAATCGCAGCATTAAAGCCCGCTGCGGTACGAGAAAGCAAAAGAGCGCTGCTTATCCCGGTTGGGTCACCGCGAGCTATACGCGTATCAGCTTGTTTAATCTTACGTTTGACTAATGGACCACTGCCCTTGAACAAACGAGTAAGTTGTTGAAAAAGTGTGCTCTGACGTCCGGCCATGTTCCTCTAGTTCCAGAAGATATGCGGCTCAGAGAGACTGCGTAGATTTCGAAGCGACAGCCGGCGACGTAGCCTTATTAAGCAAGGCCTCTTCAGAGTCAAGGGACTTTTCGTACTCAGCAACTTTCTCAGCAGGGTCCTCATCAAGATAACCCATCGGATTCTTGAGCATATCCTGAAAGATCATTTCCAGTGCGTCTAAAGCAGTGCTAACCGCATTCGCCGATTTATGTGTCGGAAAGTCGCGCTTCTTAAGCAATTCAAGACGCTCGAGTCCGTATGCGGCCGCCTTTGTAACGTCAACAACAGTAGACTGAATTGTCGCGTCTGGCTTAATCGACACTTTTAGCGTTGACTCATGAGGAGAAGCATTTGGCATAACATCAGCTGCACGTGGATCGCCTACGGTGACCTTAGGGAGCGGAGGGACAGCGCCATCCGTATACTCCTGGAGGCACGCGCGCACCTGACGCCGGATCTCATTCAATTCATTAGAAGTAAGGGTGTCTTTGGCCATAGCAACGGGTAACTATACAGATTCAACTAAGCAGCCATTTCAACTCATCATCAGTTTTTGTCGCATCTTGAATTTGCTTTGATTTTTCTTCAATCGAAATGGTCTTTTGTGAATTTCGTTTGTAATCAGATGACATCACAGTTGGTGGAAGCGAAGTACGAAACCCACTAAAAGTTGAGGATGATCTTGACATATGCACAAAAAGTGGCTTTTCACTTGTGGTGCTTCCTGATTTACAGGATAAACGATAGTTCTCAAAATATGTGCGATATACCCAACATGCAATGGCAGTTGCCATGATAAGATCATCTCGTTTATTCTTTTTTGCTTGCGGTTTCTCGTCTAACCAGACAAAAGATTGAGCCTCTTCATAGTAACGACTTGAACGTGGGGTGACAACGTGACATCGCATACTGTCCTCAAATCGGATTAATGCCTCCATACGGGAAGCTGTCTGGGTATCAAACCCGGCTTTATCTTTAGGGGTAGCATAATATTTTTCAATTGAATGTGCCGGAGCTGTTCGATAGAAAATATTTGGATAACCAAGCTTTTTTAAATCGATAAGTGTGTGAGCACCATACGTGTTCGCCTCAACGACAACAAGAGCATTGTTATATAAACGTCCGTATTGGTCTAAGATTTCAGCCATACCATCGGGGTAGATTTTTCCTTGATACTCAGCAACAATCTCTCCAATCGTCATATCAATAACGACAAATGTTGAATTGTCACTCGCATCGCCACGCGCTACATCAGCACCAATCAGATATTTGTGACTTCGGTCTGCATCACGCCACACCCAAACCGCGTCCTCGGGACCTTCACGTCGAATAGGTGCACGCTGCTCCTTACTGATCCAGCTCATTGTGGCTGCCTTAAGAAAGGTCTCGCCAGACGAGAGGAAGTCACACAATAATTCTTGCGCGGTCTTGCGAGGACCAAGCTTCTTGGATGTCGCCTCGAAGTACTCCTCATCATGTTCTGGATGAACGTTCCACGGGAGTTTGATTGGGTGAAAGCCATTTTCGCCGACCGCATCGACGTCAAACCCATTTGTTTCAGCCCCAACCCACAAATCATAGTATTGCCCACCAACTCCATTAGGAGTTGAAAGGACGATAGCTCCTCCACCCTCTGATAAAGTTGGGAACAAGGCGGCCCAAATCTCCTCAAAATTGCGAACGAATGCTGCTTCGTCAATAATAAGAAGTGAAAGTGCCTCAGAACGACCAGCATCTTCAGTAGTTGGAACAGCCTTGATTTGTGAACCGTTCTCAAACCTGATCTCCTGCTGATTCTTGTCGTAGTCACATATACGCATCCATGGAGGCAGACTGTCGAGAATCTTTACTACCTTGATGATGAAGTTTTTCGCCGTAGAAAGTTTAGTTGCGATAATCAGGATGTTCTTATCACGTTTGAAAAGTGCCATCCATACAGAGTACGCGGCACTGATAGTTGACAAGCCGAGCTGACGTGACTTGAGAACAATATTGAAACGATGCTTCTGAAACGCTCTAAGACATCTATCCTGAAATGGGTAGGTTTTTAAAGGGAGTGTTCCCCTATGGGGATGCTTAATCTTGCAATATTTGTTCGCGAAATAAATCGGGTCGCGAGCACACTGCTTAAGCTCTTCAACTTGAGCCGAAGTTGGTGCAAATTTCTCTACGGGCTGCCTGCGCCCATTACCAAAAGCGGGCAATGTTGCCTCACTTTACATTAAAAGTAGCGGTCCGGCGGAACAACGCGGTACGCTTTTGGTTATGGACGTTGAGATCAACAATCTCAATGGAGGTTCCAACGTCAACACGATCAAACTTGACGTTTTGCTTCGAGTTTTCGGCTACCCATTCCTTGTAGTCTTTTGAAATCTGCTTAATCGCAGCATCAATGTAAGAGTCGCCTTCCTTCTCGTAACGAGCCTTTGACTCAACAAGCTCACGGTCACGAACCATATTCACGACAACAGTGTAAGTCACTTTAATTTTAGGTGTCTCGTCGTGACCGACAAAAACGGCCTTGACAGAGTGTGTGTTGATGACAGGGCCATGTGACGCGCTCGAACGTGTGAACGTCGTGTCCATTGCTTGGCCTAAAGCATTCAGGTCGATCTTTTCGGTCATGTTCCTAACAAGTAATTAGACTCCCGCGCCAATAACAATCGTAATCACATCAGATTGCTCGAAAACAGCCGAATTTTCAGAACATCGTGAACATATTCCACGATCAGCTCGAGAACGAACATCGTCTTTGGTGTACATGCAACGACCACACTTTTTGCAAAAGAGATCAGGACGACCAGATGGGTCACCTTTGCGTTTCCATGAGCGTATCATACAATCACCAATCATTTATTTATGACGATGTTACACATGCATCGCCATTTACATTTGTAATTTCAATTGCGTAATCAACAGCATCTTTGATGATATCAATGTGACTAATTACTAATATAAAACGAAAATATTGCTTTAGCTTGCGAAGAAGCGATACACAAGCCACTGCGTTCGTTGGGTCAAGTGAACCAAATCCTTCGTCGATGATCATGAAATCTGTCTTTGGAAGGGTGGTAAGATTGCTTAAAGCAACACGTAAAGCTAAGGATGCCATCATACGCTCCATACCTGAGCCAAGCTCGAGCGGTCGCAAACTCTTTTTCGTTATGCCTTCATCGTCGATATAAATCTCAAGTGCATTGGTCGCGTCTTCAGCAACTAGGTTGACGTTGAAATTCGTGACTCCGTCAAGAATCTTCGACATTTCATTATTGACAACAGGTAGCAAACGACTTAGCACTACGTTTGGAATACCACGACGCGAAAAGGCATTAACCAATAGTTCGCGAATACGCATCTGTCGTTCAAGAGTAACACGCTGCACAAGATCTTCTTGTGTCTTTGTTAGATTTGCCTCAAGTTTACCAATTGAGTTAGAAACTGCTTTCAGATCAGCTTCATAGCTTGCTAGCTCGTGACTGAGAGTACGGTAGAGTGTATTTGCCTCAAAATAGTGAGACTCAATATCACTATTATCAAGATTTATTGATGTATACTTGGCAGCATCGACGCGTGCTTGTTCTTGTTCTAAGTAAAGCTTAGTCAATGTTGTTTTTGCTTCATTTAAGCTCTTATTGACTCGAGCTAACTCCGCTTCTTGTTCTTTCCGTAAATCACGTGCAGCGTTAAGTTTGTACTCATCAAATATAGCGAGTTTCTCAACTGATTCTGTATACTTCGTCAACGCCTCAATATGATGTGCTTCAAGCGAGACAAGTTGTCGCTTCATCTCATGAGCGTCTTTGATATACACGCACATTGGGTATTGGTCTCCACATGGAACATCTATCAGTTTCAGTGACACACGTTTTGCTGTCGTCACGGCGCTACCACACTTATCAGCTTCTGTTTTCAAAGCTTGAACTCCAAGCTTTGCTTCATTGATACGTGTTCTCTGAACATCCATCTCGTCCCAAGTAAGCAGCGTTGTGAGTTTCGCTTCGACTCTGGCGACATGCTCAGAGCATTGGGCAATACGCTCTTTTGTCTTTGCAATCATTTCCTCACAACTCTGTACTTTTTTGAGAGAAGCCTCAATAAAGTGGTTCTTCTCGACCACCTTTTTCCGAATCTCTACTTCCTTCGCAAGATTCTGCATCACGACATAAGCATCAGAACGTGAGACGTCGCATGTGATCTTCTGTTTCTCAAGTATCTCAACTCGAAGATGCGCTGCAGCAATACTTTCCTCAATCTGTTTCACAGAAGCAAGCAGAACATCCCGTGTTTGCAAATTCTTAAGTTTACTCTTTGTCTCACTCAACTCGCTGTTGAGCACAACATATAACTTCTCGAAGACATCAATCCCTAAAAAGCGTGACAGAATAGCTTTACGCTGTGTTGGACCTTCCTTTAAAAAGCGAGCAACATCATCCTGTACAGAGCCACAGGTCACCACAAAGTCTTCGTAGTTGCCGATAAGCTTACGGATATTCTTTTCGGTGTCCGGGCGAAGATCTCCAGTCAAATCTTCACACTCACCATCTAATTGCTTAAATGTCAGCGAAGTATTGGCGGTAAGTAGACCACGCGAGACAACCTTTTCTGACTTGCGTTCGATCTCATACTCAGAGCCAGCTGCGACAATGACGGCCCGACCACAGCCCGACTTTTTTCGCGAATTAACAATGTGTGCATTCTTGTTGGTATCGCGATCCGAAGTATTGAAAAGCGTGTACATGATGGACCCGACAATCGAGGACTTCCCGATCGCATTAGGACCAAAGATGCCCACGATGCCGCTCTTGTTCTCAAAGTCGATGCTGTTATCAGACCCATAGCTGTAGAGATTATCAAAATCAAGTCGACGTATAGTCCACACTGTGTTGCGAGCTGTATCATCTTCAAGCATAACACGAGAGTGAGCTGAGCATAATACCTCTCGCATCTCGTCGTATGTGGCATCGTCGAACTCTTCGTTAGAGTAGTACTCGTGAAGCATGCTCTCGACAGCATCGAGAGACCGAACATCAACGCCCAGACTTGCCGAAGCAAACTTCTTGGCTGACTCATCGTCATTGGACTTGAAAATGATCTCTGTCGCCTGTTTATCTTTTCGTAGTTTCGAGCTAAGAAGGGCAGCGTCACTCGCGGGGAGTGCATACTGCGAGCGCACCCGAAAGCGACTCTGCTGTGGCCAATCTTTTGCTGCGTCGAACGTTAAGTCGACACTACCTTGCCAGTCGATAGTAACGAACGGACGTGGATTGGGGAGCTTTACGAACTCGACATCGTGCTTACGTGTGTTGACGTCGATGTCCCACACAAGATAGCCATGTTCAAGATCTTCATTGTAACTGTTTTGTAACGTCGATCCGCTATATCCGATCCAAGGAATCAACTTCTTCATCGTAAGCCCTCGATTACTTTCATCAATTATTCCTCGTTTATCACGTCAGATTCCCGTTGACTAGTCGAAGACCCAATCATTTGACTAGTTTGTTCTTCTTTGAGTCGTAACCGGGATTCCACTTCTGGATCTTATCGAACACAGGAAACTTCTCCGGGTGTCCATGCCAGTAATCGCCGACGGCACGGAATCGCACGATACTTGCTTACGCACATCATTCCTCGAACTCTCTGTACCCAAGGTACTGCTGTTTGTGAATGTCACCAAGAAGTACAATATCGTAACCTTGTTTCTCAAAGAACTGGACTGTTGTCTCTGCCTTTAGCACCCATCCATCTTCGGACACTGCGCCTCCAACAGAACCATGATACACGGCAATATTGTAATCATCTTTAATTGGTTTTACGCGCTCCCATCCCTCTTTGTCAAATAAGCTGTACACGCATAAATTGACTCCGGGTTCGATAGAATAGACACCACTCTGTTTGTAAAGCTTGAGACGAGGACTATTAATCGCTTCAACAATCGGGCTGATCGCATCTTGACGAGTAAGATTTGTAAGCGCGCCATCATGATTACCAAGTGTAACATGAACTGGTGCAACATCAATCATTGTTCGAAACATCCACACAAACAACTCTATGACTTCAGGTGAAATACCAGTAGTTTTTGTGTGGAACAAATCTCCAGCGATCACAATATGATCAACTTTTTTGACACGTGCTGATTCGCAAAAGGCTTCTACAACTGTTCGAATCTCGTCGTGACGTGTGAGGCCACGCAAATGTAAATCGGCAAGGTGTCCTATGCGCATCAGTTTGTCAAATCTTTCTCGTAAACAACACAGATGTTCGTTCCATGTTCACAATAATATTCAATCATAGCTTTACAAGTTTTGTTCCACGGAACACAACCTTTGTTGTCATAATATTTTTCTTACGAATCATTCATGTGACTGATTAGTCAAGTGCGTAACCTTGTCGAACATAGCACTCTGTTAAGCTTTGATTTGAACACACTTTCCTTGTTGTAAACAGGAGCTTCAACCACCATCTGTTTGAAACGCTTCGACCCAACCTTTGATGGGTCGTCGTCATCAGCGCAGCCAGACCAGTCGACAGCACGTACTGGGACCTCATATTGAAGTAGCTTACGTGCAATAAGCTCCTGTTTCTTGAAAGCATCCGGGTCAAGAGCCAGCACAATTGGCGTTCGGTTGGAGACGATTCTATTGAACAACACATAGTTCTCATCAAGCCATGATCCGAGCATCGGGACGGCGTTCATTCCGATACATGCTAGCAGGTCGAATGGCCCCTCTACGAGCACAAGCTCGCGACTCCAGTCTACATCTACTTCGTTGAACACCAATGTCGAGCGTTGTCGCTGTGTGTTGAAGTACTTGAACGTAGTCTGTGAGTCGACAGCTCTCGCGGTGACATAATTCAACGTGCCCTTGTCGTCAAACGAAGGAAACACAATGCGACGTCGAAAGATCTCTTGATTCGAGAGACCAAGCCGGAAATACTTGGCCGTATTGTACGTAACTCCGCGCATTTCAAGATAACGAATAGCAGCAATTTTATCAGGATGAATGACACCGCGATCGATCTCATCGCACACCAGTGCGAAATCAGAGGGGACTTCGGCAATCATCTCGTCCGGAACCTCCTCAGCTTCCTTGAATAACTCACCGCCAGCCCCAAAGGCCTTTTCTAATTCGGGCAGTAAGTCATACGCGTTATAAAGCGGAACAAACTTTGCAGGTGTGCGTGCTGACTTATTACACACCCAGCAATGTGTGACACCGTCTTCCAGACGAACAGCTAGCTTTCGTTTTTTGCTATCGACGTGCTTACAAAACGGACACCAGAACTGTGCATTGACTCCACGACGGTCAATATCGCCAGGGCCTAACAGCTTCTTTAGCAGTTCAAATTTCTGCGAGATTGTTAGCACAAATGAGAATTTAGATCTCTTTATTTTGATTTAATGGCGCCATAAAATGCGACTACAAAAGCATCTGCACGGTCAAAACTCTCAGGTTTCACCTTACCTGTTTTAGTCATATCCCACTTTATGTGTGAGAGTAAACCATTAGGAGCTGTAAGTTGTGAAAATGTTTGCTCTTTTTGCCCAACTCCTGCCTTCTTCTTTGTTGTAAGAATAATTCCGCATGTTTTGCGAGCTTCATTTGGCTTTACCCAAACAACGTTGACGTCTCCAAGTTGGTTTCGCACACAATACGAAACAAGTGCGTTAAACTTTGCTAATGTGAGGATTGTCTGTGCTGATGACATCCCCATAGTGAACATCATAACAGCCTCTTCAACATAGGCTTTAGAGACTTTCAAATCAACTATCAACGCGGTAATCTTTGGGACAACGAAATCTACCTTATTGAAGAGCCCCTCTACAGTTTTTAGTGAGATATGACCAAGCTCAATGATGGACATATTATCTGTCTCAACAACACAATAGCCAATTGTTGTAGTTGAAATATCCAAACCAAGCACACGCATCAAAGTAACCCTAGCTCTTTTAAGTTGACCTCGGTCACGATACAGAAATTGATGCCACGAGAAGCACACATTGCCGAAGCAGCTGCAAACTTCTTAATGTTCATTAACAACGTCAGCTTCTTTTTTGGCTTGATCTCAACAAGGACAACAGTGCCATCTCGCATCGTCACCTCAAAATCCGGCCAATATTTGCGACGTTTGCCGGTTTTAAGATTTGAGACGTATTCGACTGGATAAGGTTCATAGAGATACGAGACTACGTCTGCAGACTCATCAAGATAGAGTGCATACTTTAGTTCCCAGCCAGAACGGTACACAAACGGATTTGGGCACTTATGAGAACAGTGAACCCCACGTTTTGCGCGGCGACTAATACGCTTACGACGCTTATTCTTCATTCATCACCATTTGAACCAAATCTCTAAAATTGGGCTCCGTGATTTTCGACATCAGGAGTTCGTAAAGCATTTGATCGAGTCTGTCGAACCACAGGCCAAGCTCTTCGAAAGATGTTTTACGCGGCTTCTTTTCAAACCACATCTGGATGTGATGCTGAGTTTTCCAGTTTCCTGTTTGAAAAGACTTTAATTTCCACATTTCATCGCGCGCGGCTCGAACGTCACGCCACATCACATACAGCTTGTCTACATCCATGTCGGCAAAAATTGACATCACAAAATTTCTTGAAGACGTAAGTCCTCGCTTGTCAGAATTACATACTGATGGTTCTTAAGCGTCTCGCACCACACGTTTGCAGCGTCGGCTTTCAACCTCGTCTTCTCGTTGTCGAGGAATTGCTTTGGCTTGATCTCGCAGAGCACATGTGAGCTGTTGACGTTCTCGATGAGGAAGTCAGGCACATAATGTCGCTTGTGATTGTCAGTGTCGTAGTACGGGATACGCACGCGTTCGTAACCGTAACGAACGACGTTCACATCGTTGTCAAGATGTAGCATCATTACTTTTTCCCACGATGAGCGGTAGAACATCGGTTGCCCGTTGTTACCCTTCGACGACGTGTGTCAACCTTTTTCGTGACGTAAACCACCGTACATGAAACCCTTGCCTTCAACAAGGTTTCGCGAATGTCCTTCAGACATTCTCTCTTTCGAATCCTCACGATGATTGCGGCCGTACATGCCGTTCAGAGGCCCATCGTGCTTGCCTTCGTGAGATCCTCGCATCTTCTCTAGCGATTGTTCAATATGCTTTCGTCCCAACATCGGGTGTCCATCACGAGCAATTCGTTCCTTCGTGTGTTCGCTCATGAACATGCGAAACTCGGGATCAGCTACGGTACGTTTAAGCGCTTCGACCGCGTTTGGATGCTGATGAACCTTCTTGTGTTCAGAGAAGCATGAACGATCGCAAAAGATGTCCTTCTTGTTCTCCATATAAGACGTCATTCGCGTGACCTCTTTACCACATTGAGAACAAGGGCGCGTGGTTTTGCGACCATGAAGCGGACTAGCTGCGCGACCAGCGTAAACGCATTTCGAAGAGCAAAAATGCCTTGCTTGCTTCGCGCGTTTGGGGTCGTAAGGCCGGTTGAAAGCCGCGTGACAGTGATCACAGTCAAGAATGTGCTGTCGAGGCGGTTTACCAGGAGCGCCGGGCTTTCGCGGAAGAAACACGATTTCTTTGATCGTGTTCCTAACTATTATTCTTGGTATAGATCAATAGTCGTAACGAACTCTTATCAAGTAGCGGTCCCCAGGACGCTTCACGATCGGTTGCGCGAGCTGCGCGCGCATGACCACGTTCAAGTTCTCATCATGAAAGTTGACACCACTGATTGTCACAAACTTTTGATTCTCGGGGTCACGATTAACATTAAATGATGCCGACATTGTGTTCGTCCAAGATGGATTCGACGATGTGTTATATGAGGTGGCATCAACCAAGACGTTGAGCTTCATGGCATTAATCGTCTTTTCGCCTTCAAACTCAATATCGAAGCCCTCCATTCCAAAGAACGGAATTGCAGGGCTCTTGATGAGTATAATCCCTTCTTCATAAAAAATGTTTCCGATATGGTTCCATTGAGCTCGTTTTGTCGAAGATTGAGCTCGGAATAAACCTCCATTACCATCATCTTGCAATCTCATGCCAACACGTCCGTTCGAGCCGCTTACACGCGTATCTGAGATGACAAATGAACCAGGTTTAATTCGTTCACCATAAAACAAGTTACTGATGTCAAAGAAAACTACTTCGTTTGATGTAGCATCTTGTGTGCGTTGGTGAACAGCGTAGAGACCTGAAGGAACTGCGCCAAACTGTAATGACTCTGGAACAAGTTTGATAACATCGTTAACCATGCTACCGGTTTGGTGATACAAGCTTGCATAAATTGAACCCGTCACCATGTTTCGAAGCGAAATGAGAGATAAATCTGGTGCGCCAAGATCGTCAACAAAACGAGGATCTTCTAATAAGTCAAGCGACGCTAGAAAATCAAAGTTTGGACGAAAATTTCCATCATCACATGGAAGAACATTAAGGTTGCGTAGACGTACACTCGAAGTTCCGTAAAGGTAATCATTACATGTTTGCGCGCCTATAGTTGATTCCAAATTCAACGACATGGTCAACTCATGCACACGCGCAAAACGGCCTGTTACAAAGTCACGAGTGAAGTTCTCTAAGCTGTTGTACCTGCCTGCTACGCCAAATGACATTGGAGCAGAGAATGGGTGTTTACTAGCTTCATTTATTGTATGGAAAGGTGAAATAAGCAATCCACCTTTACCATTGACCTCTGTAAGCGTTGGTGCGCCTGGAACAAAAAATGGTGGTACATAAAATAAATAATTGTTTATTGAGTGTGGAGCGCGCTTAGGATAAGCTTGCCCTAAAGCCCTGGCCTTAACTTGTGTCAAGTACTCTTCACGAATACTAATATCGTGAAGTTCTGCATTAAGCTGATCGTTAAATGAATACGATAGCGGTTGATCAATACCTGCTGTTTGGTTCAATTCATAAACACCTTCGCGAACAGCAGTATCAGATGCAAAAAAGAGAGTTTGCGATGAAGTATTTGCGTTACTTCCAACGTAATAGTTGCCTAAAGTAAGAATACCAGGCGCGTTTGCAATTTGTCTAGGAAGAATCGACTCATACGGAAATACGAAGGTGCCTACTCTTTCACCGTCAATATAAAAACTACCTGTCCCTGCATCATTACGATTTGTACCCCATGTCACAAAACAATGATGCCATCGATTTCGTAAAAGAGAATTGTCGTCGCTAAGATAAGCATACTGACCAGATCCACTACCTGGTGTTACTTGACTTGGGCGAACATCCGCAGAAGAAGAAAGTTGAAGAAGAAGACGAAAACCATTTGTTTCCATATCGGATCCTACAGAGGAGCCCGATACAAGTGACAAAACAAAGGTTGATGATAAATGCAGGATCGTTCCAGCATTAAAGATTCCTGTCTTTGAACCATACCTTGGGTTAATGAAAAACTCAAGTGTAAAACTGCCGGATGGCGAGTAGCATCCGCTAGGGTAGCTGTCAGACTGTACGTTCGGATATAACCAGGCAGCATTAGACGGAACGTACGAGCACGTGAAAAAGTTGATAGAGTGATAATTTGGATACGCCCAATGATTAGACGGTCGATGAGATCGGTAATACGGCATCAAGCGGTTTTGGACGAATAATTTTTTTGCCGTATTTATCGTGTATTGTGCTGTCGGCGCATGTCGAAGAATCTCAACGTCAGCTTGATTCTTTGCTGCAGTTGGTGTAGCATTGACAGCATCAAGATATCTTTGCGTGGCATCCTCAACATCTGTGGCACCACCATTAATTTTTGTTTGTAAGTTACGAAGGATGGACTCAAGAGTCTCAGCCTTTCTAGTTGTATCAACAAATGCAGATGGAAGAAAAGTATCCTTTTCTCTTGCAGATGGATTTGCAAAAACCTTGACTGATCCTGTAAAGTAATAATCCAAGACGCTTGGATATAGGTTAGCTGCTAAACAAGTTTTACACAGCAGACATGAGCCTAGTTAGAACAAAGAGTCATTACATAAATCATGAACGGTGACTAATTGTTATGTAGAGTGATAACAAGTGGCAAAAAAAATCACAGAACTTACTGCTGAAACTACGGTTCAGCCGAGTAATTTAATTCCCACTGTCAATGTGACCGCTGGAGAAACCCGAAAAGCAACATTGACAGATGTTGTTTTGGGAATCAATGGTCTTGTAGCAACTCTCACAGGCTCCAACTTTTCGGGGCCTGTCACTGCTCAATTAACAGGCTCACTCACGCGCACTAGTGTTGGCACTCCATTCATCACGGTTCCAGCAGGTAATATCATCACGGTATCGACAGGGTCGAATGGTCAAATCATTCTTAGCGGCTCAAGCCCCAGTGGTGGAGGCGGAGGTGGAGGTTATCCGCCAGATTATGCCTCATTAACAGGTTCGACATTTACTGGCCCTGTCACGGCTTCACTCGGTCTTAGCGCATCAATGGTGCAGCTACCAGCCACAGCTGGTCCTCACTTTAAAACAGATTTTGGGGCCTCTCAAGCACTCTGGCAAATACGTGATGATGTAGCTGGCTCCTTTCGTTCATTTATTACACGTGCGTCGTCTACGATCACATTTGGCGACACCTCTTGGTGGACGCTTTCAATGTATTCATACAAGATTGAACTCTGGGGTGCCACCTCCGGTATTGTGTTTTACCGACCTTCTGGTTCTGAAATTGGCCGCATTTTAGGAAATTACTGGATCATTGGTAACGGAGGAGCTGTTCCGGTCCCAGCATCAGATACCATTTTGTTTGCATCTGGTTCGCGAGGTTTATTTCCGGGAAATGTTAATCGACAAGCCACAGTTATCAATGACGCTACTCTCAGCGGCACATTCCACGCGGAAAGTCTTGGTTCTTCGCCAGTTACGACCCAACAACATGCGGGTGTAGGTCCTATTTTTGATTATCTCACAAGCAGTATCACAACAACCGCAACACCATTGCTTGCTTTCAATCACACAACTACAGATGCTAATAAAGTTGTGCTTGTCAATCTAAATGTCACAAGCAAAAGCACAAATACGACAGGTAGTTACGCAGCCTCGTGGACTGCCTGTTATCAGCGTTCAGGAAGTGGAGCGTTCGCTGTAGTTGGTTCATCTCCTAGTAGTAACGTCTTTCGCAATAATGGTCTTGCCACTGCTCTCACATCAAGCGCTGGTTCGGTTGTTCTATACGTTACCGGTAGCTCAGAAGAGACATATACCTGGCTTGTTCGAGCAAGCATTCAAGAGAGCTAACAAATGTTATTTGCGCTTCCAATCTATGCAGTTGGTGCAAGTTGGACCCCAACACAAGAGTCACTCAATATCTTTTATGTTGCACCAAACTATAACGACTCTGGTCTAGGCACTTGGACTCCTACTGTTGGCACAACCAATCTGGTTGGCACAGCAGAACCAAACCCAGTTGCTGTTGGAGGTGCTCCAGATTGCGAAGCAAGTACTGACTTTCCACTTGGTGCTGCTATTGACGCAAATACTGTTTGGATGCCTGATCCGGCGCATACTCTTTTTTGCAGTATCGTCTTAGAAAGCGTAACTAGAAACAGTGCTACTCCTTACCTTAACGATGGAATTATTTCCGATAACGGTCAGTATTGTGGCATCTTCCTACGTAACAACGTAGGAACAATCACGCTTTACCATTATCAATGGGATACTGCAGTACGTGTTGCTTCCGTTGATGTTACATCTCTTTTAAGTAGTGGTAGCGGTCTACTCATTGCGCAAGCAAAGAAGGAAGGCGGAATTCTTTACATTCGTGCAGCTAATGCCACAACAACTACGGGATGGGTTAGCGGGGATGCATGTGGAAACTTAAACTCTTCAGCATTTCATCTACGAATAGGAGGTGCAACCTGGACGCCTGATGGAATCGTAAAGGCAGTAGGAGTGGCTTCAACAGCTTGGAGTAATGAGACAGCCGAAAAATTTGAGACTTGGGCTCGACGATTGTAATCACTATTCAACATACTTGACAAATAAAAATTGTCAACTTTCAGTGATAATATTCTCAGATGCTTCTGTGGTGATAGATTCACCTGACTCTGTCAATAGAGCATTTTCTGTAACAACAGAATTGTTAGTCAAATAAGTGGCACGGGCACTAAACTTTCGCTTGACATGTAAGACAATCGCGAACGTCTCAATGGCTTCAGGGGCTAGGCGTTTGATGGACACGGGATGAAGTTAGGTAACGTCTTCTTGCTTCTCTCTGCCAAACTGCTTGAAAACTGCTTCATGAGCATCGATATGACATTCGAATGCAATCTAGCACAATAGACACTTGTCATTCTTGAGTACAGCTTCTACCAATTTCTATGGCTCGCATGTTTGGGTTAGAGCGAAAATTATTATGTTAGTCCATTTACATCAATTATACAAGACGCATTCGATATACAGCATTTGCACATCCCCAAATTCGATAAACACCACGTTCGATCGCGACTTCTGTTTGTGTTTTACCAGACTCGGCTCGACACCAAAATCGATCACGGCGAGTCTTCAGATCATACCACCAAAAACGTGGTTGTGTAATTTTGCTTCTTGTAAATCCAACACGTTCATATCCTCGTCCGTCACTTGCACGAAGATCGACATATGTCATTAATTCGCTGTAGTTGTTCGCCATCGCATATGTTTTAACACGTTTTGTCAACTTCGCTAAACCACCAACGATTACATGATCCAATTTTGAAGCACTTCTAGCAATCTCTAAAGTTCCTTCAGTCTTGTGCAATGGATCTCGAACAGAGATAGCAGCAACAAGCATATTTGATGACATTAACCCAAACGCACACGAATGTCTTGTTGTGCCATCAATATGATTCAAAGCAAAAAATTCGTCTGCCTCTTTACGTGAAAGCTCTACTATGTCACACTCACGTGCATGAATCTTGGTTTGTGTTACGTGTAGCTTGTGTCTTAAACGACTTAGTACAATCGGTTTCTTGTTAATCCATTCATCTTCGAAGATATGAAAGAAGGAATAGCCCTTATTTTCTAAAGCCAAACGTTTTGTTTCAGGTTTTTTCTTAGTGTTAAGCTCACAGTGCCAGTAAAGACCATCATATTCAATCGCCAGTTTCGCATCCTCAACCAACACATCTACTTCGCGGTTGTGTCCTAAAAGTGTTTTATCAGACAGACTGATTTTGTGTCCCATCTCAATGATCGCATCAGCCACCTCTCGTTGCGCTTTTGAGATGTAGTAGCCACAGTAACGACAGCCGCGTTCAAGTATCCAATCTAAAATCTTTCGTTTAACCACGTTGTTACACGTGATACACCTTGCACTAGCAATCCCTTGTTGACCATTTGGTAGATCTCGTTCATATGATAAATCACACCAAGCATCTTTCATCGAAGCAATCAAACGAGCTTCCGTATTTGCGATGATATGTGATTGACTAAATCTAACGTCCTTACTTGTTCGTTCACGTTCAGAGATATCCTCGTAACGCTTCACTCCACGAACTCGAGCCAGCTTGCGAAGATGTTCTCCTTTTTCAGAAGACCACAACAACATACTAGCAGCAACTTGCTTATTCTTGAATTCCTGAGTTTTGGTTGCGAGTCTCGTTCCATTCACACGCGCAATTGTATGAGGATGTTGCTCATCTTCCCAGGTATTCTTCATAATCTTTGAGCGAAGCTCGCGAGCTTCAAGACCATCAATAGTTTGATAGAACTCTTTTGCTTTTGCCGCTCGAGCAGAAGCCAATTCTCTTCCTTCATTTGTTTGAAAGAATTCAAGAAACTCGCGTGACTTCTCTGATTTTTCTTCTGTCGTGATGTGCCCACGCAGACGTGAACTATACCGTCGTTCATCAAATTTTGTTTCGTTACCACACCCACATACGCAAGTTGGCCGAATTCCGTTGTAAACGTGTTGAAGCACATACAACTCATACGCAACTTCATGTGTATGTTGTATGTGCTTTTTTAGGTCACGTTCACGCTTAAAACTACGTTCACACAGTTTACAATCGCGCAATTCGCTCAGCGGATTCATCTTTTTGACAAGACTTCTATCTATGTTAGATAGATAAGTCTATGAAATCAATAGTCAAGTCTGACGCGAAGGTTCAGCCCTCGCTCTGGACTTTTCTCAACTGGTCTTGACAACTTCGCCACTGCCAACAGGTTGTCATTTGCATCATACAAGCCTACGCTTGTTACAAACACAAACGTCTGACTAATATCTTCCTGCCCTGCCTCGATGACTGTAATACGATCATCGCTATCCCGGAATGTTGGATTGCTCGAATAATTGAATTCATCAGGGCCGGCTTGAACAGATACAAGCGTCGAATTGATATTGGTAATGTTTTGGAATGTAATTGCAGTGACCGAACCCGTGTGGAAACGCACGCCACAGATATGGTCCACGATATTATCGATTGAACCACTTGTAAGAAAATCTGGTATGAAGCGTGCGTTCGGATTACGTGAAGTATCAACCGAGGTACTTTGCCCGAATCCAATAACCTGAGATCCTGCCGATAGGCCGTAATTCGAGTTTCCAATAACAGAGTTGATTGAACCAGAAACGCGCTGGCTACCTGACATAATCTTTGCGAGGTCAAGAACAGCAATCCCGCGATCGTAGAAGAGAAGACCAACTGTATTGCTTGTGTTCGACGACTCGACAATGCTACCAACCTCGCCACCAATAGTGACATTACGGTTATTTGCCGAACCAACGTCGGTATAGATGAAAGCACCAGTAAGCTCAGATCCAGTAACAACTGTAGCAATGTTGCCTGGATGGTTGACAGACGCGATTACATTTGCGTACTTGTAGAACTTCATAGCGAAGGTCTCACGCTTAATCTTGTCACGAGCAAACAAACGACGGAAACTAATGAATAGTGCAGCATCAATCAAATCAGTTGATGTGCTGGAATCAAATGGCGCCGAAAATTGTGAGGAAGCGTCGCCGAGCAACAATTGAGCCATCTGGCGATAGACATCCACTTTTTCGCGCATCATCAGTGAATTCGACGGAAACAACATTTTTCCGGCCGAATCAGTGCTCGTCTTTATAGTTGAAGCAATAGTTCCGCTCTGGAACAGACCAACAGTCACGTCAAACTGAGCATTTGTTGTTTGAAGCGTGAAATCCTGATCGTACACGGTTTGGAACAATGATGAGGTCACACCTGGTGCAACACCTGCTCCTGTGACAAAGTGTTGATATTTTTTGCGTGTAGAGGAGCCGGAAATATCTTGTTGAAGAACTTCTACTAATTGGCTTAGAAAGCTCCTGGCGACCTTAATGTTATCCGAACTCAGCTCTTTATAGATTGCCATTTCTTGTATCCTTACCTAGCCACGTACTCGAACTTGATGTCCTTAAGCGGGCATTGTTCCGGGTCTTGAATGTTGTTACATACAACATCCTTGTGTACCCGATCACTCGCACAGCTTCCATCATCGTGTTGAAGATAGTAATATCTTGTCCGTTGCGTGTGAGTTGACGAATACTTTTACCAAGTTTTTCTTGATCTCTTCTTTCAGATAGATGTCAGCTTTGAAAGTCATTCATTTGCTTTTATTTGGAACTAAAATTTGTTTTCAATATTTGCGACCCAAAGAGTACAAACAATTCGCTCTCTTGTATTCTATTTGGTAGATCAATACAGTAAGAGTAAAGTTAGCGTTCTTTTGCTAATACCATATACACATGGAAACTCCTAGCTTCGTCGTCGGTCTCATTCAAAAGGACGGCCTCGTGCTCGCAGTATCGCGAAGAAACCAACCAACTAACTTAGGTTTGCCTGGTGGGAGCATCGAGTCTTTCGACGAGAATCCTTATGCTGCTCTTGTTCGAGAGGTGAAAGAGGAAACGAACGTAGACGTTATGTTAGCTCATCATGTCTTTAGTCGAATCGATGAAACAACAAATAAGAAAGTGGCGTGGTGCTATCAGATCACAGAGTGGTCTGGTGAGCCTCAACAAACCGAGGAGGGTATCACGGTTCAATGGGTGAAACCAGAGCGACTATTAGAAGAAGGATGTACCTTTCGTGAGTACAACAAGAGACTGTTTATAAGTCTAGGTGTTCTATGATTTTGTATCGTCAGAATGTGCTTGTGAAGCAAGTGTGAAGTGTCATATCCTGCTGATCACAGGCTCTTGTTGATGTTGACTTTAAATTCTAACACTGCGCCACTCTGCAGCCCGGTGATGCGAACATAAGTTGAGATGATGTTGCGATTTGAAGTCGAACCATACACGTTGAATTGGGCATCTGGAATAGATTTCGCTGCGATAGTGAACTGTAGCGACGACCCACCTTGACTGTTTTCACTTGGAGAACGTGGAAGCAAGTAAGTTGCGCGCTGTTGCCCATCGACCGAGTCTGGGGTGCCTTGTACAACCTGTAAGAACAGATTGCTCATCTCAACTTGAAACACCTGATCGCGTAGTTCAACGTCAATTGTTGACTCACCTTGAATTGTTTGCTCAACCGATACGACGGCCGACTTTTGTGTAGTCCTACCAAGAGTAACGACACTCGAAGAACTGTTGACCGACGAATCTCCTGACAATGAAAGACGAGGGAGGCGAATCAAGTTTGGATTGGAAACAGAAATCAATTTGTATTTCTGGGCGTGTGACTGATTGGTAAGAGCTTCAAGAACGGGTGTTAATTTCTCGATGCGCTCTTTACCAACTGTACGCCCATACTTGCGAATATTTTGGTAATCCACCTCGTCGTCACCGAGGGCAAATTTTACCATAGAGAAAGAGCCGTCGTTGCGAGCGAGGTAGGACCGACCTACGTCTGATAAGACAGCGTCAACTAGAATATTGTTCGTGGCTGAATCTAAAAAGCCCATTTATTTTATCACCTTACACAACAAGTTAATCGTGTTTTCATCAAGTATATAACGTCGTTCTCCAAAAGTTCATCTGTTACGAAGTCAACGACGCAAAAGTTTTGACACTAACACCCATGTCTTCAATAACAAACTCTAGTCTAGAGATGATTTCATTTGGTTACTTTTTACATGAAATACCAAATTTATTTTTTGACTTGTGCTAAAGCAAAATATGAAACGTATATGGGTTGAAGTGTCGAGTCAGTTGTAGCTGGAATAAAGAAGCATGGGGGAAGTTCTTTCTCTACAAGATTTCCAACTTTCTAAATTCGAGAAATACATTTAGCAAATGAAATAGCATTCAAATGCTTACCCTTGTCCGCGGCTCATGTAACCAACATCGGAATCCAATCTTTGAATCCACCAGGATCGAAACTATAATTGTCGAGCTTCATATCTTGTAGAATTATCTTAATGGCAATTCCAGTTTCAAAATTCTCGTTGTCACAATAGTCATTAAGTTTATTCATTTATTCATTTTCCTTGTATTTTGCTAACTTAACAAATGAACAATCAAGATTTTTAGTACTCTTTTCTAAACGTTTTAGACTTTCTTTGAGAGGTTTGAGAGAGTCAACCATCTTTTGCCAAGGATCAACATCGCAAACGAAACCAGACTTACAACACTCACAAATCCACAACTCTAAATCATTATTATTAAGAACATGAACATTTGAACGGTCTAGACTTTCGCAACATGACGCACAAGTTGTTACGTACATTGAGGGGGATGTCATGAAAGTAAATTTAACATCACGCCAAGGTGTTGTACAGGAAAGTGGAGAAAATAGCGTTCTTATCGAAGGTAAAGAATATCATGAAGCACCTTTTGATGGCCGCTGGGATGATATTGGTGCCTACAACGAGATTTTTATTGGCGATTCAGGAGTCACAAACCAATATCAACTGTATCGCGACACCGATATCTTAGTGCGATACTTCAGTAGTGATAAAGATCACAAGGTTGTAATGACCTTTCAAATGCCACACGATTGGGATCCAGGAACAGGTGTGCGACCGCATATGCACTACATCCCAATGGCAGCTGGTAGTGGTAGCTTCAAGTTGAATTTCACGTATGCGTGGGCATATTTTGGACAAGAGTTCCCTGACAACAGCAGATGGTTATCTGGTTCTATTCTTGTAAACGTGTCTGCCTCAATGCAATACACATCACATATTGCACCATTTGGCACAATAATTGCACCATCTGGTTCCAAAGAAAGTTCCATTTTCATGTTCAAAGTACAACGTGTTGGATCTGATCCAGAAGACACCTATAAAGCGCTTAACGAAGACGGGTCAACAGGTAACATCTCCATCATATATTTTGACACTCACTATCAAAAGATAAAAGCCGGTACCGTTGGTGAATTTTAAAAGCTCATTTCGAGTTTTTTGTAAGTTTATCACCGTAGTCTGGGATCGCAACAGATGTTACTGATCGATGCACCATTTTAGCAGGGCGCCTATCTTGAATAAGAATCTCTACAGTGCTAGAAGCAGCTAAGTCAGTGTTCAAAGCAAGAATCTTGTAAGAAGCCCCTTGTTGTGCTGTTTTTATGAAACCAAGGTCGTTTCCATTCTTGTCAACCAAGCGGTCATGCTCAGGCATGTACGCAATCTTCATTTTATGTTTTTTAGACTCAACTACGCTGTCAACAAACGTATCGGTAGACAAATACATGTTGGGGTAAGGTCGCGGCGCGCCGCCAGATGAAATTCGCTCAACTTTTAGACGATTACGATACTTCATGTATGAAACACGTGATTGTGGACCATATGCTGACACCATTCCGTGAGCATCGACAGTACCAAGTGCATAAATAAAAGTCGATTCCCGCGTGAATTCATCATCAACCCAATACAGCTTTGGATTTGTGACCCGTTCTACTAAGCGCGGATCAGGCTGTTCTGCATAAGGAGCTGGAACCATTGAATCATCAAACTCGATCTGTTTTACTAGTTCAAATGATTCATTAATGGAGCGTCGACGAAACACTTGAAAACGCTTTATATCACGTTGAGGGTTTGGTGGAAAAGCCCAACTAATAAAGAGTTTATCAGTGTCCCAGTCCCATGTAAATCGGACGTCCGCAGGTGGTGGAGGTGGCACCATTTCATGACAAGAGACCACAATTGGAGCTGTGGGTCGCGAAGCAACAAGAAACTTTGTAACAACTAACTCGCCGGTATCTTCAACGATAGAAGGCACACTAAACTCAGCTACTGCACGAATAGCATATTGATATCGTGCATAATATTTGACACGAAGATCAACAGTGGTGCCGGCCGTTGGGTTCTCAATGACAAGCGGCTCAAGAGGAATGGCTTGACCGTCTGGTTGCAACTCATAGCGGTCAATAACGTAACCTACGATACGTGCACGTGTGGCAAGACCAGGATCTCCAGATGTGAGTGGAGTAAGACGAACATAATCAGGAGCAACGGTGCGATAATCGTCAGCTTGTATATCTCTGATACCTCGAGCTTGAGCGCGTCCTTGCGCTTTTTTCGACACCTCGTACATCGATAGGTGTACACTATCAAACGTTGACTCAGGAAAAGCGACTGATCTCTTCATTAGTGTGTGGATAACGCTGTTATTAAGCTGGATCTGAATATTGAATCCTTTTAGCTTATTAACAACATCATTCCGAAGGCGTTGAGCATCACGCTCATAAAAGAATGTGTTATCCTCAGATGGTTGAACGAGATACTTTGAAAGAAATGCATAATCAACCTCATTCGAGGTAAGCTCATTTGTTTGAAGAGCTAGACCACGTTGTGAGTTTGCATTTTGTCTCTGCGCATTTAACACTGTTGCTGATGATGAGATGTAAGCATAAAGTTTGGAATCAATGCTCTGATCATTCACGTTGAGGCTTGTGAACCGATCAGAAGCAAAATGTTCTTCACTAAGGAGCTTTCGTAAATTATTTCTGATATAATTTCTTGGGATGACATCATCCTGAAAATATGGTGACTGTCCGTAGACACGATCACGATATGACACAGGTTTCCACGTAAAGAC